TCGCTGGGCTGACCGTCCCGCAGTACCTCACCGATCTGGTGGCGCCCCGCATTCGGAACAAGCGGCCGTTTGCTGACATCTGCCGATCCGAGCCGCTCCCGGCCGAAGGCATGACGGTCAACATCTCGCGCATCACGACCGGTACGGCTGTAGCCGCACAGGCGAGCGAGGGTGGGGCGGTGCAGGAAACCGACATCGACGACACGTTGCTGACGGTGCCCGTTCGCACGATCGCGGGTCAGCAGGACTTGGCCCGCCAGGTCATCGACCGCACCACGGGTGGCGACCAGATCGTGATTCAGGATCTGATCGGCGCATACCACGAGGAACTCGATCGTCAGATCCTCGTTGCCGATGGCACCTCGGGCACACACCTCGGAGTCAAGAACACCGTTGGCAACGCGGCCGTCACCTACACCGACGGCACCCCGACCGCCGCCGAACTGCACCCGAAGTTGGCTGAGCTGATTTCGTTGGTGTCGTCCGGCGTCGATGACCTGACGCACTTCATCTTCCACACCCGCCGTTGGTGGTGGCTCGCCTCACAGCTTGGCTCCACCTTCCCACTCGTCACCGTTCCTGGTGCCGGGATGCAGCAGGCGGGCCAGTTGGGTGACACCAGCTACATGGGCACTGGTCGCCAGTATCTCGGCGCTGATGTTGTTCTCGATCGCAACGTCGAGACGAACCTGGGTGCTGGCACCGAAGACGCCATCTATGGCGTCAACGCCAACGAGTGCTTCCTGTGGGAGGACCCGTCCGCCCCGCTGTTGATTCGTGCGGAGCATATCGGCGCAGGCAACCTGCAGGTCAAGTTCGTGGTCTACGGCTACAGCGCGTTCACCGCTGGCCGTTACCCGCTCGCGACTGGCGACATCACTGGTACCGGGCTCATCGCCCCGGCCTTCTGATCCACCCCCTGAACGTCAGAGCGGAACTTCACGGTTCCGCTCTGGCGTTCGATCCCGCCCGGAAAGGCGCAACAATGACCAAGCAAAACGGAAATCTCTTTCACGACGACTGGTTCCGTCAAGGCCAGCCGACGAACACCACGTTTGCCGAGACGGTGCCCCGCCAGTTCGTCGGCACCAACGGTGCGATCGCTGCGACCGGCGTCGTGTTGTCCGCAGGCATTGCTCTCAACGCCGGCGATGTCGTGTCGAACATCACGTTCATCACCGCGACCACGGCAGCCGCCACCCCGACCGCAGGGTTCGTAGCCCTGTACTCCCCGGATGGTGCGCTTCTCGCGCAGTCCGCCGACTTCACGACGACGGCACGCGCGGCGAACACCGCGTTCACGGTGGCGCTCGCAACCCGTCAGTTGATCTCGACTGCTGGTCTGCACTACGTCGCGATCAGTTTCACCGCGGGCACGGTCCCGACGTTGCGTGGCTTTGACCTCGGCAACGCCGCGGTCGCTGGCGCTATCGGCTTGGCGTGTCCGGTTCTCGTGCAGTCGCACGGTTCCGCTGTTGGCGCTGTTGCCCCGGCAACGATCGCCACACCGACCACGACGGCGGTCATCCCGTATCTGGCGGTGACGTGATGTCTGACGTCGAAGCGCTGCTGCGCGAACGTGAGGGTTACGCCAGGTTCGGTCGTACTGGCCGTGTGGCCGAGGTCGATGCCGTGCTCAAGTCGATGGGTTTGTCGGTGTCCGACAAGCCGCTCGATGTGGACGAAGTGGGCGACGACCTCGAGACGGCTGACGCTGCACCAGTCAAGCACCGTCGCAAGTCCTGACGCTGGAAGGCGGTGACTGATGGCTACTCCCCGATACCTGTCCGTCGACGCCTTGAAGGCGTGGATGCGTGACGAGGTGACCGCTGACGACAACATCATCGAGGACGCGATCAACGCCGCCGAGATGATGATCGACAACGCGCTACAGCGTCGAATGATCGTCGCCACGTCGGGTTCGGCGCGGGTCTACGCCCCGACGCCAGGCAGCGACGTGCTGTATATCCATGATGCGACGACGGTCACGGCGGTGGTCGAGGACGGCACCACGCTGGTAGCCAACACCGATTATCAACGTGAGCCGTTGAACAACCTCAGCGCTGCCGGTGAGGTGTGGCCGTTCTCCCGCATCCAGCGGTTGAGCGGTTCGTGGTACACCGACGCCGGCAAGTCGACGATCACGGTCACTGGTACGTGGGGCTGGGCTGCGATCCCGTTCGAGGTGGTCGAGTCGTGCAAGATCGTCGCTCAGGACATGCTGGAGTATCGCAACGTGCGGTTCGGTCAGGTCGCTATCACCGATGTGGGCGGTGTCGGGAGCCGTGAGAACATGGTGGTGAAGTCGATGATCGCGAAGTATCGCGGCGTGAACACGTTCGGCATCGCATGAGTCTCGACCTAGTGGCGATCCACACCGCGCTGGCCGATCAGATCCGTGATGGCATTGACGACTCGGGCGCGTTCACCGTCACCCCGTTCCCATCAACGGCGCCGGCCCCGAAGATCGAGATCCATCCTGGCGACCCGTACGTCAACTATTTCGCCACGTCTGGCCCTGATGGGTTGTCGGACGTCAACCTGGTCATCGAGGTGTTTCTGTCGGGTGCGAATCCTGAGACGGAGCATTTGCAGCGGGCCCGGTTGTTGTCGTCGGGTACCGGGTTCGGTTCGTCGATCGTCGACGCCGTGATGCGTGACCGTTCGCTGGGCGGCACCGTTGATGACGCTGTGACGTTGACCGCGTCTGTGTCGCCTGAGGACGGGACCATTTCGATTCCTGTTGCTATCCAAGCCAAGAAAGTGGGAGCTGAGGCATGATCCGAGTTGTCTGCGATAAATGCAACGGACCGATCAATCTCGACGCCGATCGATGGTATGGCGTTGATTTCACCGAAGCGCTCCCGCCGCCCGAACCCATAGTGATAGGGCCCGGCGTCGACTTCAAATATGAGCCGTTGACCATTCTGCGTTCGATTCCAGGAGACCACATGCACCACTTCTGTTCGGCGCGATGCCTGACCTACTGGTCCTACGAGGAGGAGAATTCCCGATGCCGACCTTTGTGATGACTTCCCCCACATTGCTGATCGACGAGTGGCCGTTGACGTCGCTCATCGACGGTGTGGCCGACTTGAGCGGTACGACCGACATGGTGGAGCGGATGCGCGCCGATGGTGGCGGGTACCGCCATTTCATGCCTGGGCTTTCCACGTTCACGGCCACCCAGTCGGGTTATTCCGACGACGAGAACGCCGGCATGGTCGCCGAGATGACGATCGCTTCCCGGCTGTCTCAACGCATCGTGACCGCTACCGCTCAAGGCGGTGCAACGGTTGGCGACTTTCTGACGTCGCACCGTGGTTACGCGTCGGCGGTCCAAGATCCGGTCGGCGCCGTCGGCGAGATCGGCAAGTTCAGTATCACGACGCAGGCCAGCGACCCGCCGATCATCGGCCATGTCGGTGCTCCGTTGGCGTCTCGCACGACTGCGGGTTTCACCGGTGCCGCTGTGGCGATGACCGGTCCGACCGCCACCCAAGCGGTGTACGCGTGCCTGCATGTGACGGCTGCGGCCGGCACGAACCTCGTCGTCACCCTCCAGTCTGATGACAACTCGGGGTTCACGTCGGCGACGAACCGGATTGTGTTCTCCACGGTTTCGGCTGTCGGTGCTCAATGGTTGAGTCTGCCGGGGCCGTTGTCGTCGGAGACGCACTGGCGGATCATTTGCACGATCGCGACGTCGACGTTCACGTTCCTCGCCGGATTCGGGGTGGCGTGATGTTCGCTCGTCAATCGTTCACTCATTTCGAGCTCGACGTCACAGAGGGCGACGAGTTGCCCGACGATCACCCGATGGTCGTTGCACGTCCCGACCTGTTCCAGAAAACCGCACCAAAGCCCAAACGGGCACCCCAAACAAAGGAGGCCGACTGATGGCCGTTTTCGTAGTTGTAAACAAGATGATTCTGATCGGTCCTGCCTGGACAGGGACCGCACCAGGGGCCCCGGGGACTCAAACCGTTTCGGGTACGATCACCACGTCTCAGAACATCTCGGCGTGGGTTTCGTCCGGTGGAGATATCGGCTGGTCGACCGACATGGTCGAGTTCACCGACAACGCGTCGGGCGGGTTCAGGGAGTATCTGCCGGGACTGACGTCGGGTGACGACATCCAGTTTCCGCTGCACGCCGGTTTTGCTGCGTCGGAGGCGTGGGCGATGCTCACGACGGTGTTCGGTTCGCTGGGTGTTTCGCGTGCTGGTGACGCTGAGCGGTACATCGACATCAAGCCAACGTCGAGCGCTCGAGGGTCAACGAACCCGTCGAAGGTGGCGGCCGTGTTCTCGAAGGGCATCCAGCCGATTCAGGGTGGCGTCGGTGACAAGGCGATCTCAGCGATCACCCTCCAGGTAACTGGCGCCGTCGGTGTCCTAACCTCGTAGTCAGGGCAGTAGGTCGATAGTCGCACAGATCGGACGAGGCCATGCCAACATTTCGGAACGTCGCAGAGTTCCGGCGCGCCATCGACAAGATGGAAGCCGACCTGAAAAAGAAGCATCGGGAGATGGGCGAGCAGATGGCCAAGAAGGCCAGGCCCGAGGCATACCGCGCTGCCGCTGCAGATCTCGGCGGCGATCCGAAGTTCTCAGGCTGGAAACCGTGGCTCGAGCTTCAGATCAAGGCGAAGCCGTGGGGTGCCGTGCTGTTCCCGACTCGCAGCTCTGCGGGCCCGTGGACGGTGGCAGAGTCCGGCCGGAACCAGGGCAACGCGTCGGGGTTCTCCGGGCCGGGTATCAACGTTCGTACAGGGCTCACGTCGCGTACGAAGTCTGGCGGGATTCGCAAGGTGCGATCACGTAGGGCGAAACGCTGGAATGGCTACACGGCGGGTAAGGGTACGGCTACGTCGGCTGCAGCCCGCATGGATGGGCTCTCGGCTGATGTTGCTGAGAAGGGTTTGAGGGTCGTCATTCGGCGACATCTCGACTGACGGAAAGGGGAAGTCGTGGCCAACCGCATTTCGACCATCTTCGACTTCTCGGAGTCTGGTGGACTGAGGAAACTCAAGGCCGACGTCGCTGCCGCCGATACGTCGATGGGTAAGTTCAAGGCCGCCGCTGGCGGTGCGTTCAGTACCGCCAAGGCGCACGCGGCCGAGTTCGCGATTGCGGCGGGTGCTGCGCTGGTGACGTTCGGTGTGAAGGCTGTTCAGGCGTTCACGGACAGCGCTCTGGCGGCTGGCAAGTTCGCCGATGCTACCGGGCTGGCCAACGAGGACGCGTCACGCTGGATTGAGGTTTCGTCCGATGTCGGCGTGTCAGCCGAAACGATCGAGGGCGCATTCATCCGGCTGCAACGAGCGGTTGCGGGCAACTCTCCGGCGTTCCAAGAACTTGGCATTGAGATCGCCAGGACCGCCGATGGCACGGTCGACGCTAACGGGACGATGCTGAACGCCATCGCCACACTCAAGGCGATACCTGATTCGACGAAACGCGCTGAGGCCGCCGCGATGCTGTTTGGTCGTGGGTTTGCTGGTGCCGCTGAGATCGTGTTGAGCGACGCGACCGACATCGAGGCGGCACTGAAAGGTGTTTCTGAGGCGCAAGTATTCGACGACGACGAGGTGCGCAAGGCACGCGAGTTGCGTGCGGCAATGGACAACCTGAAAGACAAGATTGAACAGTTCACTATGGCGGTCGGTGAGGGTTTGGTCCCCGCCGTCACGGATGCGGTCGATCAGCTCACGATGCTGGCTGATGCGGCTGAGAAGCTGAAGCTCGTCGATCTCGCCAAGACGCTCAAGGAGTGGGATTTCGTCACACCTATGGGCCAACTGAATCAGCTACAGAAGCTGATTCAGGGTGAGGTTGTGTTCTCGTTGAGCGAGTTCACCGGGTCGGCCGAGGAGTTGCGGACTGAGTTGGAAGCGCTCGGCGCTAAAGAATCTGACATTGTTTCGATGTTGGCCGCGTATGCCAAATCGCAAGCTGAGGCTGCCGTCGCGACCGAGGAGGGCACTGAGGCGCTCGCGGCTTACAAGTTCGCGCTCGACGATGGAACGTCTAGCGCTGCTGGCCTTGACTCTGGAATGATCTCGCTCGAAGATGCGCTGTCCGGTGTCGCCACCGAGAGCGACGGGGTAGGGTTGGCGCTCGAAGGCACCAACTCCGATCTCCGCAAACAACGCGAGGCCGCTGACTCGGTTTACGACGGCATCAACAAACTAAAAGACGCCTACGCGAAACTCCGTGGCGAACTGTCCGACGAGTCGGCATATCTCGACGTGCAGGACGGGTTCGAGGACGTTCAGACTGCGGCCGAGGACGCGTATATCGCTGCTGTGGAGGGCGCAGACGACGCAGCGAGCAAAGCGCGCGACTACCGGCAGGCGCAGATATCGCTCAATGAATCGGTGCTCGACTATGCCGAGAACGTCGGCGACATCCCACCGGAAACCGTGACCGAGATCTTAGCCATGATCGACGAGGGGTTGCTGGCAGAAGCGCAGGCGAAACTGGACGCGCTGGCTCAGCCGAAGAACGTCTACATGCGGGCCGTCGTGATTGGTGACGGTGTTGCTCGCGGCGGCAGAGGGCAGCCGATGCAGGCGTTCGACACTGGAGGCGTTGTCCAGGGTCCGAGAGGCTCAGAGCAGGTCGTTATCGCTCATGCAGGCGAGACGGTGCTGCCGACACACAAGGGGCCGGTATCGCTCGGCGGTGCTTCACCTACTGGCTCGACCTTCAACATCACGATCAACGCCGGCAAGGCTGATGGCCCAGAGGTTGCACGTCTAGTCATGGATCAGGTCAAGAAGTATGAACGCGCGAACGGTGCGGGTTGGCGCCGATGAGCATTTCAGTGCTGTACGACGGCATCGCGATCGGCGAGGCGTTCGAGGTGTCGATCCGTCGCGGTCGTTCACGCGAACTCGACGAGTTCGAAGCGGCATCGGGATATGTGCGCGTTCGGAACGCATCGCGCGTATTCGACCCCCCGTTCTTCGGCACCCCGTCGTATCTGCTGTTGGAGACCGGCGACCGGCTGCTGTTGGAAACCGGCGACCGGCTGCTGTTGGAACAGGGAGGCACGGCGTCCGGCACCTATGGAACGATGACGTTAGGCGCGTCGATCGAAGTGAGAGACGGCGCGGTGACTGTGTTCTCCGGCCACGTCGAAGACATCAACTACCGGTGGACAGTGGAAGGCGACGCTGTTGCTACGTTCGTTGTCGGTGACGGGTTGTCGACGTTGGCCCGCACGATGTTTCAAACAGATGTCACGTTCGATGATGGCGAGTTGCCAGGGGTGCGTATCGCCGAGATTCTCGACCGGTCCGATGTTGCATTTCCGTCAGGTGGCACGTATCGGGCGCTGAGTAACGGCCAGGCCCGGATGATCGGCAACTCCGTTTCAGCTGGTAGCAACGTGCTGCAAGAGTTGCAACTGATCTCACGCTCTGATCACGGAAGGCTCTACACCGACCGCACCGGCAAGCTGATATTCAAGGGCCGCTATGACCTGCCTGGCGCCCCGACAGTCGACTTCAAGGACGACGGCACCGCGTTTCCGTTCGCTGACGTAACGGTGTCGTTCGGCTCTGAGTTCCTGGCGTTCCAAGCAACGGTCACCCGCCAGGTTGTGCGACCAGACGAACCGGACTTTGGTGTTATTACCCCCCGCCCGATCTTCGGTCAAGAGTCACCTTCGCTGCTCGATAGTGCTGGCACACCAAGAACGGCAACGGCTGGCGCCTCACCGCCGGCGCTGATCGGTGCTCGTGGTGCGAGCCAGGCCGACTTGTTACTACGGAACGACGCCGAGAGTGAGGCCCGATCCCGTTACTTGGTGGACCGGTTCTCGCAGGTTGAGGCCGTTGTCTCGGAGTTGAGCGTTCACCTTCACGGTATGAGCGTTTCCGACCGGGCCATCATCGCGGCTCTCGACATCAATAATGTAGTGACGCTGACGTGGACGCCTCGGGGTAGCGGGTCGACGGTCACGCAGACGTTGGCGGTCGAGGGCGTGTCTTACGACTGGCGTGTCACGACCTGGACCGTGGTGACGTTACAGCTGTCGCAGCGGCCAAACACCAACTACTTCACGCTCGACACGTCGCAGCTCGACAGCGGCGAAGTGCTCGGATTCTAGGAGGATCAAATGGGATCAGGACACAAGAACTTCACCGCCGAGGTGTTGACGTCTGGCGATGTCGACGGCTTCTTGATGCGCCAATCGATCATGGCGTTCGACTCTGTGGCCGCTCGCGACGCTGCTCTTGTCGGTGTGCTCGAAGACGGCATGATCGCATACGCACGCGACATCAACGCCTACTTCGAGTACGACGCGAGTGTGACGTTGCCGACCGGCACCGTCACCGGGTGGCGTCCGTGGTTCTCCCGCTGGGGTACCTACACACCATCGTGGACGAACCTGACGGTGGGCGACGCCACAGTGTTGGCGGTGCTCCGCTGGGAGTTCAACCAACTCCACTTCAGAGGCCAGATCACGTTGGGCGCGTCGTCGTCGATCACTGGCACAGTGTCAATGCTGATTCCCGATTCACGTACCGGTGATGCCTACTCGTCGATGGGTAACGCCATCATTCTCGACAACGGCACCAGGCTCTACACCTGCCAGGCGCACATCGCCCCGGCTGCAACGGCGGTCAACTTCGTCCACTCCGAGGGCGGCACGATCAACGCCACGTCGCCGATGACATGGACGACCGGTGACGTGCTCGGCTGGGACATCGTTGCCGCAGTGACGGTGGCCTAGGCGGCTTGCATGTCAAGCACGATCAGCGCCGCTTCGGTGGCGTCGATCTCACCCCAGACGGTGACGTGCTCGGGGAGATCGTCGGCCTTGTCGGCGTCGACCTCGACCATCAGTATGAGGCGTTCGTTCATGAGTCCATCTAATTCGACCCGCGCGCGGGTGTCAAGTGTTTTACCCATTGGAGGCATCGAATGGCCGATACCAAGATTTCAGCGCTACCGACAGACACGGTTCCGGCAAGCGGTGACCTGTTCCCGTTTGTTGACATTTCGGCGACGCGTACCGAGGTTGTGACGTACGCCAACCTGTTGGCGGGTGGTTCGTCGTCGTTCGCTCCGCTCACTCGCACCGTGACGGCGCTGACGCCGACGACAAGCTCGGTTGCGCTCGACCTGTCAACGCTCCACGGCACGATCCGAACCCACGCCATCACCGGCAACATCACATACACGACATCAAACCTGGCAGCAGGGCGCGAGGTGACAATCATCATTACGTGCGACGCGACGTTACGAACGTTCACGTTCCCTGCTGGGTGGGTGTTCGTCGGCGCCAAACCGACCGGCATCGCCATATCGAAGGTGGCTGTGCTGACTCTGACGGCAACCTCGACGACCGACGCGTCAGTGATTGCGGCGTACGCGGTGCAAACGTGAGGACGTTGACGATCTCCGACCCGGCGTTGATCGGGGGCGGTGTGAGTTTTTCACCGCTCAACCTCGCTGGAATCCAGATCTGGAATCCCTACAACGACACGAGCAAGATAACCGACGCTGGCAGCGGCGCGGTTTCCGAAGTGCTCGACTCTTCGGGCAATGGTTACACCGTTTCGCAGGGCACAGCGGGCCTTCGTCCGACCACGGCGGCCAAGACGCTGAACTCCCGAAACGTGCTCGACTTCGACGGTGGTGACAGACTGGACACTTCCACGCACGTGTTCGACGCATCGACGAAGGCCGTTACCTTCTTCGCTGTCGTAAAGTGGGACACGATTACAGCCGACGCAACAGGCCTAATCAGTTGCATCAACTCGACACCATCGCTCGACATCAACACGCTATTAGTTGAGCACCGCACTGCTGGTGGCGGACGAATACAGATCGTTTTCGGCACCGGGTCGGGAGACTTTGCAAACGCCAACTATCGCGAGCGCTACTTCGCACACACGGATCTGGCCTCGTACCACATTCTAGTGATTAGGGTTGACACGTCCGAGACGCTAGGTGTTCGATGCCGATATGACCGGGCAGTCCAGGGGCTGTCTAGCATCGGTCTTGATGGAACGTGCACTGGGGCCAATTTCCTCAGCTCCAATGCAGGCTCCTGGAGGGTGAGGGTTGGCACCCGTCCCGGCGAAAACTCCCACGACGGACCTCTGGCCGAATGGGGGATGTATAACGTTGCCCACTCTGATGCGGACTGCATCAGGCTCGAAGATTACTTGGCGCTCAAGTGGGGGCTCTAGATGACCACATACCGTTATCTGACCGCCGCCGAATGGGGGATGCGTTGGGCTCGCCCACCAATCGCCGAGAAGCTGTTGGACGGCGAGTGCTTCGTGCATCATTCGGCGGGCGCGCATTCCACCGATGCGGTGTTGGCGTTCCGCAGTCTCAACGCGTTCGCGATCAGCACCAAGGGTTACTCAGCGCTCGACTACGACGTGCTCGTGCATTACAACCTGGCCGCTGATCTTGTCACCATCGGTGAGGGTCGCGGCCCGTGGATGTCCGCGGCCACCCAGGACCGCAACGAGCATGGCGAAGCGGTGTGCGTGCTCGGCTACTTCC